CTTGCGGCCGCCGGCACAGAGTTTCTGCCCCAAGCAGAGGGCGAACCTGACGGCCACTACCTGCGGCGCCTTGTGCTGGCCGTATCCAAGGCCTCAGATAGCGACTGGGAACGCCTGAGCAAGGAAGCACAGGACTGGTACAACGCCCAGGCAAAGCGCGTGAAGGCGCATCAGGACCCGGAGCATTGCCCCGGATTCGGTATCCTCGACGGCCATGATGGTCCTGTCAGCAATGACAGTTACAAGGGCGCCGCGCCCGCCGATCCCATGGTCGATGCCGTGGTGGATGCTGGCTGGCCGATTGGTCCTGAACTCCCCAAGGCGTCATCCAATGACGTGGCGCACCAGGACTCGCAAGCGATTGTCGTGCAAGAGTTCGATACGGTTATCAAGGACGCATTCAAGCCCTATGCCTCCGAAACCAAGCACACCGCAACGGATGCCGTCCGCGCGCTGGTGATGCAGCATCAGGACTGGAATCAATCGCAGATCGCCGCAGAACTCGAAGCCCACGGCCAGCCTGTAAGCCTTGGCACCATCGCCACGGTGCGCAGCATGACCCTGGCGACCATCGCTGTTGCCAAGGGGCTGGGAAAGTGGGTGGAGGGATGAGAAAGATTCACGACATAGAACTCGACGGGCATACGGGTCCTGATGGCAAGTTCCACGCTACCGGCGTCTCAATCGTCAATAACTCAGGGAACCCGCACACTGGCATCTTTGTCGATGATGGCGCACCTGAAGGCGACACGACCGTCATCACCGTGACTCTGTGTCCTGATGAGGTCATGAAGGCTGTGCGGCAACGGCAGGACCCTGAGCAACTTGTCTTGCGGAAACTGAAAGAGGCTGGCGCGCCCGTTCAAGGCACAGCCCTTCTGAGTCTCAAGACTGGATACCTGATACGATGCACTAACTTTTGCACCTATATCATCACGTTTGAATGGCGGTCCAAATGAACATCCCACGTCTACCGGGCCGTATGCGCTTTGCACGCGGCCCTCGTCACGTCTTGCGAGTCCTGAAGTACATGCAGAGGATTGCGCGGGAGATCAACAAACAGAAGAACGCGAGGATCCATGCAACCGACTAACACACCGCCTCCGGTAAGTCCTGAGTGGCTTGCCAAACAGTGGAAGATTTACAAGGAGTCGAAGTGAAGAAGCTCACGATCAAGATGTTTGCACCCGGCAACAGGACCCACAAGACCGTCATCCTGGCAGCCGGCAAAGGCAAGGTATTCAAGCCCGGCGGCGAGTTCGATGTACTCTCCCGCGCGGCCGAATCGCTCGAAACGCAGTTCCCGAACGATGAGTTCCGCATGGTCCAAGTTGGCCCGGCGGCGTTCAACTTCATTCACGCGCGCAAGAAGACACTCGAAGAGGTAGCCGATAGGGTGATGATCGGCGGGATGCACCTGGGCGAAGTGGCAACAGTGGAGGTTGGCAGTGGACAAGCTTGAGCAGAGGCTAGACAACGTACAGCGCTGGTGCTGGGAAATGGCCAAGTCGCTGATCATGATTCTCGTAGGAGGCACCGTACTTTACGTATGGTGGTCATGCCACTGACAGTACTCGCGTAGAATCTCGTTAGACCGGTGGTACCGGCGACCTCCTTGGAACACATGGTCCTCCTGCCCGGCATCCTGCGAAGATGTCGGGCTCTTTTTGTCCTGAACTGCTTATCTGTCCTGCTGTGGTAATATCTCAATCGACGGGTACAGAAACAATCTGGCTCGGACGTGACGGCTTATCAAAGCTCAATCGTCCGGGCCTTTTTGCGTTTACAGGAGACAGATGGACGATTTCAGCGTATTTCTCCCGATTGAAAAGGTGGACGCGCAGAGCGGAATGGTCTGGGGTTATGCCTCAACGCCATCGAAGGACCTGCAAGGGGAGATTGTTCCGCTGGACGCCATCAAGGCCGCCCTCCCCGACTACATGAAGTGGGCGAACATCAGGACCATGCACACCAACAATGCCGTTGGCGTGACCAAAGAGGCCCACATTGACGCCAAAGGGCTGTACATCGGAGCCAAGATCGTTGATCCCGCTGCGTGGAAGCTGTGCAAGGAAGGCGTCTACAAGGGATTCAGTATCGGCGGTTCCAAACTGGAGAAGGTTGGCGATGTGGTCAAGGCGCTTTCCTTGCGAGAGATCAGCCTCGTTGACCGGCCGGCGAACTCCGATTGTCGCATTGACATCGTGAAGATTGCCGGGGGACTCGCCTTTGGAGGGTCGATGGAGAATCAAACCAGTAACGAGACTTTGATGGAAAAGGCGCTTGACACGTTCCGGACGATTCTCGGAATGGGGAAGATTGCCCTTCCTGACCTTGCCAAAGCCGCACAGGACCCGAATCCGAGTCCTGTTGAGTCCGACGAACTGACCGCCGATGAGATGGCCACTCTGACCGCCAAGTTTGCGGACGGCGTTGACCTTGAGAAGCGGGAGTTCAGCGAAAAGGAACGCAAGCACCTCGGCAGCACGGGGGTTGCGCTCCCGGACGGTTCTTTCCCCATCCAGACCGTGAAGGATCTTGAGAATGCAATCCAAGCACATGGCCGCGCATCGGACCCAGAGAAAGCCAAGGATCACATCGTTGCACGCGCGAAAGCGCTGAACGCTACCCACCTTCTGCCGACCGACTGGCCGGGCAGCACCAAGAAAAAGGAGAGCACCATCATGGATACTGACCTCCAGAAGCGCTTCACGGCGGCAAGCAAAGCGGCTATCAAGAAGGCCGATGACCACGTCAAGAAGGCGTCGTCCTCCCACGGTAAAGCGGTCGATGAGATTGAAGCCCTTCACAAGTGCATGGGCAAGGCTGCCGACGGCGGCGATGAGTTCAAGAAGCACCTCACGGCGCTTTCGGGACACATGAACGACATTGCCGACCACCACGAACTTGCTCACGCCGCACTCGGCAAGGCCATGACCGGATGGGATGGCGAGAAGGCGGAAACCGACTTGGGCGAGAAGCCTGATTCGGAGAATGTCGAAGAGCTTTCCACTCGGCGCATGACCGAAGGCGAAGTTGAGGGCAACACCTTCCGCGGCGCTGGCGATTCGCCTTATTCTGCGGCTGCGATTGCGACGATGGTCAAGGCCGCTGTGGCCGAAGCTACCGCCCCGCTGATTGCCGACAACGCCTTTCTCAAGGGCCAGATGTCCGTGATTGAGAATCAGCCCTCCGCCGGCCGCCGCCCGAAGCTGTTCGTTGCCAGCTCTACCGGGGATGTCTTCCCGGCCAGCGATGGAAAGGCTGACTTCAATCGGATGATCAACAAGTCGCTATCTGATGCCGACCCGAACGATCAGCGCAGCTCTGAGCAGGCAACTGCCCGCGCTTTCGGCCTGATGTGTACCCCCGGCAGCGGGTTTGCGAAGTCGATCAACGACCCCAACTTCAAGATTGACCTGGGCGGAAACTAGACCGTCCAGCGCAGTTCACAGCGGTTCCAGTTTGTAGTCAGCAACTCGGCAATAGGAGAATCTGAGATGAATGAATTCGATAAGTTCCTGCAAAGCGACACTTTCAAGCAGGCCATTGACGAGCGTGTTGGCACTCTCGCAAAGGCCGACACTGTTGACCAGAACACAGGGTTGGTGTGGTACGACCTGAGCCGCATCGTTCAGGAAATGCACCCGTTTAAGCAGTTGATTCCGCTGATTTCCAGCCTCCCCCGCGTTCCTGCCGATGGCGGCACGGCGCACCGTTGGAAGAGGGTCACCGGCATCAACGTCAACAACGTCTCCATCGGCGTGCCTGAGGGCGAACGCGCGGCCGCTTCCGCCATCACAGTTCAGGACCAGTTGGCGAGCTACAAGACGATGGGCCTCGAAGGGTCCGTGTCCTGGGAAGCCCGTCTGGCTGCTCTCAACCTCAAGCCCGATGCTCAGGGCGTGACGATTCAGGCCACGCTCCAAGGCGTCATGATTGGCGAGGAGCAGACACTCATCGGCGGCAACGCCTCCACCCCGCTGGGTATCACTCCCACGCCCACCCTGCAAGCTACCGGCGCTGGTTCGGCGCTGTCGAACGTATCCTACTACGTCGTATGCGTTGCCCTCAGTCATGCGGGATGGCGCACAGGCAGTATGGCGAACGGCATCCCCGGACAGGTCACACTGACCAGCACCACAGGAACCATCACCCAGGTTGGCGGCGGTTCGGCTCAACCTTCGGCGCAGGCCACCATCCCCCCGACGGCCGGCCAGATCATCACCGCCACCGTTACCCCCGTGGTCAACGCCGTAGCCTACGCGTGGTACTTCGGGACCGTAAGCGGCGCGACCCGGCTCCAGGGCATCACCACCACGAACCAGGCGAAGTTCAGTTCGGTCCCGTCCACTGTCAATCAACTGATCACCGCTCTCCAGGTCAACGGCGCGTATCAGGACAACTCGACCAACACCCTGCTGCCCGATGGCATTCTCAGCCAGATCAACGGCTCCGTGTCCGGTTCCGCTCCTGGCACCGCCATGGCAACCAACCCGAACCTGCCCGTTGTGGCCAGCGGTACTCTCGGATATGCGGGCTCCGGCGCGCTGATCTTCCAAGGCGCCAGCGGCAATGCGGGCCTGACGATTGCCGGTACCAGCATTGTCGAGTTCGATGCCGTCTTCCA